CGGGAAGACCGAATGACTCTGAAGTATCCTCAAGACCAACATCGGTATTGGAGTAACCAGATCGCGTTGTCTGAGTTGCGGAGAAGATCGGTACTCCATACTCCACCGCAAGTCCACGAAGTTCTTCAGCGATGGACTTGATGTAGGTGTAGGAGTTTGTATTTCCTCCTGCCTTCACTCTTGCCGAAGCACAGATATTCAGATAATCAATGAAGATGATATCTGGTTTGAACTTTCGCTTGAGTGCCAATTCATCAAGAAGAAATCGGAAATGATTGACATTTGCGGTAGCAGTTGGATACTCCTTGATAATCAACTTACCAGTAACACCCGCACTGAGATTCTTGATCTTGCTTTCGTATACAACCTGTGGAAGATGACGAAGATAATCAAGAGTCACATCAAGAAGATTCGCGTCAATTCGTTCTGCGATTCGCTCCTCTGCCATCTCGCATGTGATGTAGAGAACATTGTAGTTCTTCTTCAAACAATTGGCAGCATGGTGGCAAAGGAACAGAGACTTACCAACACCCGTACCTGCCATGACGATATTTAAAGTCTTGGTAGGTGTGCCACCACCAGTGATCTGATTGAAGTTCTCCAGATCGAATGGAATTCGCTTCTCTACCGTGTGATAGAAATCATATCGTCTCTGGTAGTCTTCAATGTAATCGTGACCGATATGAACATCAAAGGAAATAGCGAGTGCCTTTGAAAGAATGTCAGGAATTGATCCCTGAGATTGCTGCGACTTTCCATCAATGATCTGAATAGATTCCATGATGGCATTGTAGACTGCCTTCTCCTTACAGAAGTTTTCAGTCTCACTCAGCAACCATTCCTGATCGCATGGATCCTTGGTCGTAGAAATTTCCTCAAGGACTTCTCCGACCCTCTTCATCTCTTCCTGACCGATTGCCTTGTTCTTGTCAAGAATGATGTACAGTGCCTCCTTGGTGGGTAGGTTGCTGTACTTCAGAATAAAGTCATGAATTCCCTCAAAAACAAATCGCACTGACCGATCATGAAAATACTCCCTCTTGAGGAAGGGAGTAACTTTTCGTGAATATGATTCGTTTTTGAGAAGATTGTGCAGGATGATCTTCTCAATGTCTGTCATTCGGTATCCTCTTCACTGGACGGTTCTACGCCACCGTAACTGAACTCATTGTACACTGCCTTGTCCAGTAGGTCAAGTACTTCCTTGGTGAAGTATTTTTCAGGATTATCGTAAATTGTCTTTTCAAAAACCTTTGTTCCATCGGGCAATTCAATACGAGTTGAATTCTTCTTAAATAGACCCGACTTGATGGCAATATCCACAAGACCATAATATGGATCAATGCCTGTGTCATAATTGAGACGGACATCTACCACCTTATTTTCTTTTGTAAACCTTCCCTTGTAAAGTTTACAATGAATGATATTACCAACAATTGCTCCTGCCGAATCCTTATCCTTCTTCTTTGAAAGATAGAGAATTGTAGATGCTGCGTACTTAAGACCAGTACCACCACCCATCTCTGACATCGGAACATAAGCACCGACGACTTGATAAGTGTGATTGGTCATGATCATTGGAATCTTCGCGATACCCAACTTCACGGTAAGAACGCGGAAGGTTGACTTGACAACCTGTGCGCGAGTCATGTCGCGTGTTTCCTTACCATCAGCAGTATCAGTCATCTCCTTGGTAGTTGACAACATTCCAAGAGAATCAAGAACGATCATGGTTGGTTTACGATCTTCCTTGTCTAGTTCAAGATACTTGTCTACGATTGTGATTGCCTGATGTCGGAACTCCTCAATCGTAGAGACTGGAAATACTGCCACTCTCTTTGGATCAATTCCACGATCCTTGAACATCTCCGACGTGACTGCTTGCTCTGAATCAAAGTAAAGAACGACAGCATCGGGATTGTCATTGAGGAACTTAGAAACGATTCCAAGAGTAAAGTAAGTCTTACCAGTTGAAGATTCTCCAGCGAGTGCGAGAATCTTGTTATTCGGCAGACCACCATAGATTGATGCTGAGAGTAGACCATTCAGCATGTAGCATCCTGTGTCTACAAATCCACCAACATCGCTTCCCTCAAGACCATCATCTACAATGGAAGCATACTTGTTACCTGAAGTCTTCACCAACGACGATAAAAAATCACTCATAATATTCCTTTCATCCAAATAGGGATTCTAGTGTTGCTTTTCTTTCGTGCGACCAACCGATTGTATCTAGGATATTGCTCAGTGGGTCAATAAATGCTTTTTCGAATTGTGTTTTGTAATCAATAAACTTATCAAGACCAAACTCTTTTGGAAGAACATTAGGAAAAGCAATTACCTGATCCTCTCCTTTGTTTCCTCCAAGTGGATTTGGTTTCTTCAAGTGAAGATACTTGATCTTATCACCTTCAATGATATCACGATACTTCTTGTCCAACTTGAATCGCGAGAGATAGTGATTGTAGATCAGAGATCCCTTCACATGCATCGGAGTTGACTTGCGGTAGATTGTCAACTTATCGCGATACTTGTTCAATCCATTTACCGAACGAGGAAATGCGATCTCTTCGGGAGACAGGGAATAGAATTCAGTTTTACACTTATCCACAAACTCAATCATTTCATCTTCAGTGCTGTTGAGAATGAGATCAATTGCTTCCTTCAGTCTCTTGCGAACGATCTCTGGAGTTGAAGAACGAGTCGTTTCAATTCCCATGATCTTGAGTTTTGGTTCAGAATATCTTACTCCTTCTGAATCAAGAACATTCAACATGTACCGTTTCTTCGCAGTCCAGATTCCCTTGTCGGCAATCACCTCTCTACCCATGAACATCTTTTGATCATAGGCATTCATGATATCTGAGAGTTCTTCAAACTTCTTCTGAATGAATGGAAGAATGATCTTCTCACATGCGGTGTCAATGTAATTGATCTTCTTGTCTTTTGGAGCATTCGCTACGAACTTCTTCACCAGACAATTCAAATTCAGATAGACAGAATCTGTATCGGACGCAATGACATAATCAACACCATCCGTTCCCACGGTAGTGTTGATGAAGTCGTTCAACTTTTGACCAATCCATTGAATTGCCAATTGACCAGAAAGTGTAATTGCCTCTGCCAATTCGGTGGAATAATAACGGAAGTATTCGTTTCCAATAGCACCATAAGCAGAATTCAGTTGAATCTTTCTTACAAGTTGGAAGTTGTGATACTTGGCAATGTCTTTTTCTGTTTGCTCCTTGAGAGCAAGAAGTTGTTCATCTGTCAGTTTGGTAAGGGTCACTAATCTGCTCCATGCTTGATGGGAAGTTTATCAGAAAAGTAGGGAATGTCAAGATCTTTCTTTACTAGAACTGGACCTTTATCTCCATACTTTATCCAATACCCCCGTCGTATAAGTTCACACATTGCGTTGAATTGGTTTACAGTAAATAAGTCCTTGGCATAATCCTTTTCGTATAGGATTATTTCAAGGACTTTATCTTCTATATTTGTGTACCAACTTGCTAGGTAGAAGTATTCGGAATAGCTTATAATCGCCTGCTCCGTCAACCTCTTCAGAACCATCATTTCATATTCAATAGGCATAATCAGTGTAGAGTGAGTAGATACTTGGTCTTATTCAATAGTGCCAACATCTCGTCACGAATATTTAAAAGGTCAGTATCTTCTTCCTTGAGATCACTTGGAAGTTCATTGATCAGATAATTCTCAAAATACTTGATCACTGGCATTGGATGTGATGTTTCATATCCAAAAAGTTCAATTGATCTCTTTTGTTCTGTGTCTTTTCCATATTTACCCATGTAAACTTCAACAAAGGTATCAATCAGGTCATTCAGTCCATCGTATGCTTTACCAAGTGCCTTGTGTTCAGCGTAAGATGGAGTTTGCCAATGATGTACCCTGAATTGGTTCTGTAGGGTTAAAAGTTTAGTAATACACTCCATAGATCTCTCCTATAGATGTATTTATAATTTCTTTTTCCAGACCCCATCCAATATAATACCAGAGTCGG